TGACAACAAAGCCTAGTGGAGTTACATCGTATTCGGTGAACATAGGCTAATTATACAATGACCACACCAGCCCCACCAGACAATGAGATTATACGCCTTTCGGTGCAGTTCCGCTCCGCATTGGAGAAGCGGGACAAGGCGGCAATCGGGCGGCTGGTTCAGTCTTACCAGAACATTTACAAACGATTAGAGGGCAATATTGACCGGCTGATGTTGAAGATCGGCGCAGATGCACCAACGACGGGGCAGGTAGTCAGATTGCAGAGGTATAAGCAACTGATGAAGCAGATCGAGAGTGAGTTATCCGATTACCAGGTGTATGTCAAGACGGAGTTAGAGCAGATTGGCTCCGCTGGCGTTGATGCGGGAATGGTTGACGCAAGGAAGATGATCAACCTGTACGCCGATGGGCTGGGCATCGAGGCGGGGTTTAATGCCTTGCCAAAGGATGCCATTGAGACGCTCTTGGGCTTCCTGGGCGAAGATAGCCCGTTGTATAAGCGATTGAACGAGTTAGCTCCACAGACGGCGTTACAGGTATCCGATGCGATTGTAGAGGGTGTGGGATTAGGTCAAGGCCCACGCACGATTGCCAGGGAGATAACAAACAAACTGGGCATGGCACTCACTGACAGTATGCGCATGATGAGGACGGTGCAGTTATGGAGTTATCGGGAATCATCCAGGGCGAGTTATATTGCCAATAACCACATCGTTGACGGCTGGATTTGGCACGCCCAACTGGACGGCTCGACTTGTATGAGTTGCGTGGCGATGCACGGTACAACGCACAGCCTGAGCGAAACGCTGAACGATCACCATAACGGAAGATGCGCCATGATACCGATTGTGCCTGGGCTGGATCGTGAGTTCGTTGTCCCTGAGACCGGTGAGGAGTGGTTCAACAAACAGCCTGAGAATATCCAGCGTCAAATGATGGGCAAAGGCAAGCACAAGGCATGGACAGAAGGCGCATTTGGTATTAGTGATTTGACTACTACCAGGGAAGATGATGTATATGGACTTATGCGGGTAGTAAAACCATTAAAGGATTTATGATATAATATTTCAGACAAACGAATACGCGAATAAGCCGGGGTTACGTCCGGCCTCAGTAGGGTAGTCCCGATGGAGTTTATCGCCCATCACTCATAATCGAGTGGTGGGCTTTTTTGTTTGTCAATAAATCATCAGGAGGGGTCGAGATGACCGAAGAAGGTAAGACGGCTGAGACAGCCAAAGAACAAGGATCGGAGATCGATCTGGAGCAACAGCGAGCGGGGGATGATAGCGAGACGCTGGAATCCTTGCAAGCTGAGTTAGAGGATACCCGCAAGGCACTTGCAAAAGCTAACCGGGAATCCGCAACAAGGCGCAAGAAACTTGAAGAGCTTGAAGCCGCAGAACAGGAGCGCGAAGAAGCTGAACTTTCCGAGATGGAGAAGCTACAAAAGCAACTGGCCGACCAGAAAGCGGAGATTGAACGGGTGCAGAACGAAGCCCGACAGGTTCGCATCAAGTCGGCGGTAGTTGCCAAAGCCGCGCAAATGAACTTTGTTGACCCTGAAGATGCTTATGCCCTCATGGATAAATCAGAGATTGAGATTGATGGCAATGAGATTGCAGGGGTCGATGAGGCACTTGACAAGCTCAAAGAATCCAAGCCTTACATGATCAAACAGGCGCAGAAAAAGACCGCCGCCGCACTTGCCACTAATCCGGGGGATAACATCACCGGGCAGGGCGAGACAGACGAACAAAGGCGCGCCCGTTTGTATGGCAGGGGGGCTGATGCAGGATTTCACCCCGAAACTGCCAAAGAACATGGAGGCGGCGTTTTTATAAACGAATAAACGAGGTGGGAAATGGCAAGTGAAATCAATGTTGCTGGCGATATCGCATCTTATGTAAACACAATCTACGAAGATGCTTTACTCGTTTTACGCGACAATTTGCTGGCTACTTCCGTTGTACGCAATTACAGCGATAGAAGCGGCACAGCGACACGAAGTTTAGAGGAGTACGGGACAGTCACTATCAACCAAGTTGGTGATGCTGATGACCTGGCAAGCCAATCCTTTAAGCCTTCCAATCTCTCAACCATCACGCCATTGGAATATGGTGCGCAGTTCTTGCTCACCGATTTGCGGACTGAAACTGATCCGTTTTCGGTGCGGTCAGATGCAGCGATGGAGTTGGGGATGGGAATGGCTGAAAGTATCGACACCGCCATTTTTGGCAATATGTCGAGCTTGACTGGCGGGACCGTGGGCGCAAGTGGTTCGGCTATCTCTTGGGGATATTTCTTCTCCATGATGAGCCGACTAAGAGCGCAAAAGGTTCCGAGGCCCTGGGTCTTTGTATGTCACCCGTACCAGTGGGATGTATTGGCGAAGGCTGCCAGTGTTGCATCCTCAAGTCGGACAAACGCACCGGAGTATTTGATGGAAGAGGTTGCACGCAATTTCTTCGTCCAGAACAGCTCCGGCGTGGATATTTTTATTTCAACTAACGTGCAGACCAGCGGTACTGATGCTTATGCAATGATGATCAATCCGATGGCGATTGCTTACGACCAGCGGCGCGCCCCTCGACTAGAGGCAGAGCGTGACGCATCACGGCGCGCCTGGGAATTGAACTTCACCGCTGTTTATGGTCATGGTGTTTGGAGACCGAAGTTTGGCATCCAGGGCATCTTTGACAATACTGCACCAACAACTTAGGGAGAGGTGAGAAATGGCTTTTAACGTACAAATAGCGACCGCGGCATTGGGAAATGTCAACGGCGCGGGGCCGTTCCCTCTGTGGTATCTCCCCGATGAAGGCGGCGCAATCAGCGTTCTTGCGGCCCATGCCGTTTCAGACGGCGCAGGTACTTCGGTTGGGCTGAAATTGATCTCCATTACTGATGCTGGTACTCCATCCTCAGCAAGTGGAACAATCGGCTCATTCGCGGGAACTGTAACCTATGCGGCAAACGCCCGTTACGCTTGCACATTAGCGACCCCAGCGGTCAGTGATGGTCAGTGGATCGGCGTTGAGCAAACATCAGGAACAGTAGCGGCTAATACCCGCATCGTGCTTTCCTACGTGATGGGCAAATAGCCCTGATCGGTAGTTTGGACCAGGGGGTTAGAAGCGTGGGGCTAGGCACAGCCGAAAAGGAGTCCTCCTCCGCTCCCTGCCTCACGCAAACCCCGGAGGAAATGAATTGAATATTGGGAGGAAAATATGAAGTTCGCATGGCATAGCAACGCACCCTGGGCGGCTACCGGATACGGTAATCAAACAAAGCTATTCGTTCCACGTTTGAAGGAATTGGGGCATGATATAGCGGTCATCGCTTTCTGGGGATTGGAAGGCGGGTTGATAAAGTGGGACGGGGTCCCAATCTACCCGAAAGGCAAACACCCTTACGGCGTTGACGTTCTCAGCGCACACACTCATCACTTTGGAACTAATGTAGCGATCACCCTGATTGATGCTTGGGTAATGCAGCCCGAAGCAATGCAATCCACGTTATGGATTCCCTGGTTTCCGGTTGATATGTACCCATTACCGGCGGCAGTAGTGCGAACAGCGCGCAGAGCCTTCGAGCGTATTGTGTTCAGTAAATACGCGCTTGAACAGGTAGAAAATGCGGGGCTGAGTGCTTACTATGTACCGCACGGCATAGACACCAAAGAATTTAAACCCGAAAACCAGATCAACGCTAGAGAACTGCTGCAATGGCCTAAAGATGCCTTTATTGTGGGCATGGTTGCCGCCAATAAGGGAATGCCCAGCCGTAAAGCGTTCAGTTACCAGATTGAAGCCTTTGCCAATTTCAAGAAACGGCACAGTGATGCGATCTTGTACCTTCACACCGTAAAAGGCGAGCATGGCGAGAATGAAGGGATGAATATTCCTGAGTTCTGTAACTATCTTGGGCTAAGACCTGATTTAGATGTGATGTTTGTTGAGCAGTATCAAAATGCCTTCGGTTTTCTGAATGAAGAATACATGAACACCATTTATAACGCGATGGATGTTCACATGCTGGTAAGTATGGGCGAAGGGTTCGGGATACCGATTGTTGAAGCGCAGGCGACAGGTTGCCCGGTGATCGTGGGTGACTGGACGGCGATGAGTGAATTGTGTTTCAGCGGTTGGAAAGTACCAGAGAGCGAATCGGATAAATGGTGGACACCTTTGGCGGCATATCAATACGTGCCACGAGTAGGAGCCATTGAGGATGCCTTAGAACAGGCGTACAGGATGAAAGGCAACCAGGACTATCGCAAGAGAGCGCGTAAAGGTGCGCTGGCTTACGATGCTGATAAGGTGACGCAGAAATATTGGAAACCTGTCTTAGAGGATATCGAGGAAAAGGTGAAGATATGGCAGCCAACATAATATTGATCATCTTGTTATTCGCTACGGTATATGTAATGGGAATAATGACTGGCATTCTTCTTTTTGGTCACGACGAACGCGGGCATCATGTCAACTGAAACCGTACTTATTCCGGCTGTGATGGCATTGTGCTTTTGCCTGGGTGCGCTTTGCGGGGTTAGATGGTCACAATCTCTATAATCACGCCCTGGCTGAATAACCCGCAATTGATAAAGACCTACGAGCCATCAGTACAGGGAGCGCAGGTAATCATCGTGGATAACGGCAGCCGGGAGCAATGGGCTAGCGAAATACGCAAGATGGTAGATCGGCTTGACGGGAAGTACATCCGCAACGAAGAAAATAGACTTTTTGCACCTGCTAACAATCAGGGGCTAGAAGTGGCAGACGGTGAAATCGTGCTATTCCTGAACAACGATATCAAGGCTGAGAACTTGGTCAAAGATGTAAAGATTGACGTAATGCCGGATATGATTTGCGGTCCTTCCAAAATGAGCAGACTGGTAGCAGGTTTGAAAATATCCTACATCGAGGGCTGGTGTATCGCTGCATATAAGACCGTCTGGGATGACCTGGGCGGGTGGAACGATAAGGATTACCAGGGGCTATATTGGGAAGATAACGACCTTTGTTATCGAGCAATACAAAAGGGCTATGAATTGAAGGAAACGCGCTGGAACGTTTGGCATT